AAAATTTAAGTCAAGTTACAGATCAAATAAAAGGTATTTCAAACTCCTTGCTTTCACTTGAAAACAAGTGCGACGTAATGAATAATGATATCGTAAAAATTGATGCTCTTTTTTCAAGCGCATTTAATGTAGAACCAAACCTTGACCGCATTGCAGCGAGTGAAGGTAAAGAAGATTGCAGAGACGACTAATGAATACACTTGGAGCAACATTCTCTATTACACCTGCAGCTGCCGCAATTAAAACAGCGCTTGAAGAATCTGCTGCAAACACTATTGATTCATCATCTCGCGTAATGGCAGTAAATGGTGATAATGTAAAGAAAGTAATTTACATCAATGATGCTTCTGATAACAGGATAGCTTCCTTCACTCTACCTCGATTCAATTCTATCACTTTTATTAAAAAATCAACCGACAAAGTTTACGGTCAAAACTTCCCCGGTCAAGGTGCCGGTAAGGTCAATGCCACTAATTTAACATTCCAACAAGTAATTTCCCGCCATGCTGATTAATCCACAATCCACTCTCATTACTGCAAACAAAGCAGCTAATTCAAATAATATCTCCGAAGCAAATTGCGTATTAGCCGTAAACGGCGCTGACGGAAAACGTGTAGTATTTTTAACCGATGCTAATGACGTAGCAATTGGAAGCTTTACTCTTCCTAAATTTGCAATGGTAAAAATAGTTAAAAAAACATCTGATAAACTTTACGCTGCTGAAAACTTAGCAGGATCTGGCCTTGAAGCTGATATTTTAGTTACATTTACAAAAATAGGATTTACCGATTAGTGGTTAGGTATAAATAAGTTCATGTTCAATGAATTAAATGATGCTAATTTCGAATTGTATGCCGCTAACCATTACTCTAACTCAGCTTGTCTGGGTATAGAAGATTTCAAGGAGGATTTACAAAGATTTAAATATATTAATAGACTACTAAGAAAATATGATAAATCCGGTATTATATCCGAAAGACTAATCCTAAATCATATTATAACAATCTACAATGTTTTTGAAAGACCAGCAGCGACAACAATGCTCTTCTATCGAACAGAAACCAAACACTGGCCCGCTATCAAGACATTCCTAATATATCTAAATTTTCTCAAACCTGGTCAAAAAGACCTTGTAAAAATCGATCTATACATCGCTAAAAAATTACAATCATTATAATACATGTTTTTAAGAGGAGCAGATTTCATTTACACACTTCGATTCCTAAGGCTACTTACAATGCCTTATGAGAAGACTGATGCTTTCAAACAAGGAATCATTGATAGAGATGGAGAGAAACTGAAATCACCTGAAACATCTGATGAGAAGAAAGCATATGGAACATTCCACAGATTGGTATTTAATATCAGAAGATTAATGGCAAAGATTCCTGGCGGAAGAAGCACCATTGCCAGATACGGCGCGGCCCTTTGGTTAATCAAAGAGAAAACAAATATTTCAGATAAAAAATTAGTAAAGATTCTTAATGAACTTACAGAACTAGAAATCGATGAAAATAACCAATTATGCGAATCGGGCAATTGGTTTCTCGTAGAAGATTCTAATAGACTTAGTTCTGGCACATATACTTTAACCAAGGATTTGCCATTGAAGAATGGAGAATTACTTGCTAAACAAAATACAACTGTTGTAGTTGAGGAACACGAACCCGTAGGTCAAGTATTTGGCATTAAAATATTCAAGGGACATCATGTGAAAACCAAGCAAAGTATATATATTACACAGGACGATATAACATTCTAAATATGAAACAAGAAAAAGAACAGGTAACAACATCAGCAGTGGCACTTGATCCAGTCATGCCAAAGAAGAAGAAGAAAATAAAATATAAAGACTTCGATGTTCCAACTGAGGTTTTTCAAAGGTTTCAAACTGGAAGAAATAAGTTTGAGAGATGGGCAAAATATCTTGATTTAACTGATGATGATCAGAAGAAGATATATGACTATGCCCGAAAGAACAGAGGTTCAGTCCTGGTTCTCAGAGATGCCACCAATGGTGCTTTGAGAGCGATTAGACAAAGATCGTCTAATGGTTTATAGAGATTACCTATAATCTCCCTAGTACAAAAAATAAATTAATGGTTCATTAATGAGAGCCATTTAACTGAATTATAATGTTTACAACCTCACAAAATAGTATATAGTTAACTATAATGATATTCGAAGAACAAATTTCTCGCAAACCAGATCAATACCCATGGACAGAACAATTCATTGAAGCGATGCACAATGGATTTTGGACAGACAAAGAATTTAATTTTCAATCCGATATACAGGATTTTAAAGTCAACTTAACCGACAAAGAAAGAGATATGGTAACCCGTTCTTTATCTGCTATTGGTCAGATCGAAGTTGCCGTAAAAACCTTTTGGGCTAATGTAGGTCAGAACCTACCTCATCCATCTATCACCGATCTTGGCTATGTTATGGCTAATGTCGAAGTGATTCACAACAATGCTTATGAACGACTCCTTGATGTCTTAGATATGGAAGATGTCTTTGAGGAGAATCTCAAACTAGACATCATTCAGAATCGTGTAAAGTATTTACGCAAGTATCTAAAGAAACACTACAAAGACTCGAAGAAACAATACGTCTATTCACTCATTCTTTTTACTTTATATGTAGAGAATGTTTCTTTATTTTCACAGTTCTACACCATCAATTACTTCAATCGTTTCCGCAATCTTCTTAAAGATACAGCACAGCAAGTTGCATACACTTCAAAAGAAGAATTGATTCATGCTATGGTTGGAATGAAATTGGTGAATACAATCAGAGAAGAACACCCAGAGTTATTTGATGATGAACTGATTGAGAGAATTCGTTCTGAATGTGTAGAAGCATATAAGGCTGAATCAAAGATAATTGAATGGTCAGTCAATGGTTATAAATCAGAACACCTTTCAACACCTATTTTACAGAATTTTATCAAGAATAGACTCAATGATTCATTAACACAGATTGGCATTGAGCCAGTGTTTGGCGATGTCGATCAAGAACTATTGGAAAAGACAGAATGGTTCGAAGAGGATGTGCTAGGAAATACGGCAACAGATTTCTTCTTCAAGCGCCCCACAGAATACTCAAAGAAAGACAAATCATACGACGAAGACGACTTATTTTAGGATATATACATTATGGAAAAATACTATTGGTTAAACGAAGACTCGCGCAAGTTTCTTGAACGAGGATATTTGAAAGAGGGTGAAACAGCAGAAGATAGAATCTCTGTTATCGCAAAGACTGCGCAAAAAGAATTGAAGATTAGAAACTTTGCTAAAAAGTTTGAAGAATATATGTCCTATGGGTGGTATTCATTATCTTCTCCTATCTGGGCAAACTATGGATTAAAGAGAGGTTTACCAATCTCTTGCTTTGGTTCTTATGTGGATGATACACTTGAGGCAATTCTCACAAAGCAAGCTGAGATCGGAATGATGACTAAAATGGGCGGAGGTACATCTGGCTACTTTGGTGATCTTCGAAGTCGTGGCTCGGAAATTTCTTCTGGTGGTAAATCAAACGGCCCGGTTCATTTCATGGAGTTATTTGAATCCGTGACAAATGTGGTGTCTCAATCAAATGTTCGTAGAGGTTCATTCGCAGCTTATATGCCAATAGAACATAAAGACATTCTAGAGTTTCTTCAGATTCGTGATGATGGTAATCCAATTCAACAGTTGTCAATCGGTGTTACTGTTTCTGATAAATGGATGAAGAGTATGATCGATGGTGATAAACCAAAACGCAAGATTTGGGCTAAGATAATTCAAAAGAGATTTGAATCTGGTTATCCATACCTATTCTTCTCTGACACAATGAATAATGAGGCGCCAGATGTATACAAGGATAAGAAGATGAAGATACATGCTTCCAATCTTTGTTCAGAGATTGCACTATCATCAAGTAATGATGAATCATTTGTATGTAATCTTTCATCAATGAACCTTCTCCACTATGATGAATGGAAAGGAACTGATGCCGTTGAGGTATTAACATTCTTCCTTGATGCTGTGATGTCGGAATTCATTAGTAAAACAGAAGATATGCCATATATGGATGCGCCCCGCAATTTTGCTAAACGCCAGAGGGCATTAGGAATCGGTGTTCTCGGATGGCATTCTTATCTGCAATCAAAGATGATCCCGTTTGAAAGTTTCGAAGCAAAGACATTGACTGGTCAAATCTCTTTATTAATGAAACAGGAATCCCATCAGGCTTCTAAAATTCTAGCAGAAGAATATGGTGAGCCTGAACTATTGAAAGGATACGGTCGCAGGAATGTAACTACTCTGGCTGTTGCACCGACTACATCAAGTTCGTTTATCCTTGGTCAAGTATCTCCAAGTGTTGAGCCATTGAATTCTAACTACTTTGTAAAAGACTTGGCAAAAGGGAAGTTTACATATAAGAACCCTTATCTTGAAAAGACACTTGAATCTCATAAGAAAAATAATAGAAACGTTTGGAAATCTATTCTCACAAATGGTGGCTCGGTTCAGCACCTTGAATTCTTAACTGATGAAGAGAAAGGTGTATTCAAGACCTTTGGCGAGATCGCACAGAAAGAGATTATAATACAAGCATCTATCCGCCAAAGAAATACCGACCAAGCACAATCAATCAATCTAATGATCCACCCAAAAACTCCAGTCAAAGAAGTAAATCAATTGCTCATCTTTGCTTGGGAACAAGGTGTAAAGACACTTTACTATCACCGTGGGACTAATCCTTCACAGGAATTGTCTCGTAATCTACTTAACTGCAGTTCTTGCGAAGGATAATGATAATCAGAAAAACATATTTTTGTGATGAGTGTTACACAAAATTCACAATAGAATTAGATGAGGTTGATGTAGACCTAGAGCCAGAATACTGTCCATTCTGTGGTTCTGCAGACATCGGCCCTTACGAAGACCTTGAAGAAGAAGAATTAGGTGAAGAATAGATTTATCTATAATAACCCTTTTATATAAATACACTATATGTGTACTATAGGTGTAAAATACTTAAATAATTTTGGTTGGGTTGGTGTTAAAAACCGTGACCGAAATTATAAGACTGATATCGAAGTCGTTCAATCTAATCGCGATGGTGCACAACGCCTATATATCGATGATAAACTGAGTAGATGGAGCGAAGGAATCAATGAATATGGTGTAGCAATCATTTCTGCTTCCTTCTCTGTCAAGAGTGATGAAAAGGAAGGCGATAAGATAATACTCAAGAGAAAGAATAAAAGAAACGAGATTGGCTATTATTCACCTGATGGAAAAACAATGCGGAAGGCATTATTGGAAAAGACACCAGAAGCCGCACTTAAAGTCCTCATTGATAATAATCTCGCTGGCGCGACTTACGTATTCAATCAAGATACCTGTTATATTCTAGAAGGTGGGTATACTGTAAAGAAAGAAGATTCGACCAAAGAGGTGCCAAGAGAATATATTCATAAGACCAAAAAACTTAAAAAAGGATATTCTTGCAGAACCAATCATGGTTTAATGTTAACTCAATTGGGTTATCATACCAATCCAACAGATGAGAGACTTATCCGAGCTAGAAAAAGTAGCGAGAAGAGATTAGAATATGCCTCTAAATTTATAGGTGCTGATCTAAAAGAACCTGGCGAACTCATCGATGCTTTAGCACAATCACCAGATAAAGATGTGTTTATGAATCCTATTAGAACAGGGAACACTAAAAAGAATGATATGGTCACCACAGGACAATTATTGATTGTTCCAAAAGAAAAAACACTACATTACAGACCGATATATTCTTCTGTGAAGTTTGATTATAATCGTTTGAGCGGACCAGAAGCCAAAACATTTTTCGAGATTATATCGAGTAGGAAGCTATTATCCTTCAAAGAATATGTGAATAAATAACTCTATGTGGAGTTATAAAGGTGAGGAATTCACGACTGAAATGATCGGAGATAATATAGGCTTTGTCTATATTGTAACTGATAAAGTAACAGGAATGAAATACATTGGTAAGAAGAACTTCTTCTCCAAGGTCACTAAGCCGCCTCTTAAAGGCAAGAAGAGAAAGCGCAGATCATTAAAAGAGTCTGATTGGAAAACATATTGTGGCTCTAGTGAAACCGTAAAGTCTCTTGTAGAGGAGAATGGTTTAGATCATTTCAACCGAGAGATACTGCATCTATGTAAAGCCAAAGGAGAATTAACCTATAAAGAATTGAAAGAACAAGTTGATAGAGAGGTTCTTTTCAAGCCAGATGAATATCATAATGCTTTCATTGGATGTAAAATTCATCGAAATCATGTTGTAAAAAAGATTTGACATTATCCTTCATGTTGTAAAAAAGATTTGACATTATCCTATGAGATGATATAATCAGTACTGATTCAACAATATTATGACAATTATAGACTACTCAGCCATTGCCATCGCGGCAATCTTTTCACAAGATCGTCCTCAAGAAATTGAAGAAGGTCTTATTCGACATATGATTCTCAACCGAATTCGTATGTATAATCTAAAATTTCGAGAGGAATACGGTCAGACAGTTATCGCATGTGATGGAGGTTCATGGCGCAAAACTGTTTTTGAGAACTACAAAGCAGGTCGAAAAAAGACCCGAGATGAATCACCACTCGACTGGGGAGAATTCTTTCGCCTGATCAATCTTGTGAGAGATGAACTAAAAGAATATCTACCCTATCCAGTTGTATGTGTAGAAGGCGCAGAAGCAGATGATGTCATCGCTGTTCTATCAGATGGAACACAAGAGTTCGGTAAAGATGAGCCTGTAATGATCGTATCTGCTGATAAAGATTTTCTTCAATTACATAGGTACAGTAATGTAAAACAGTTCAGTCCTATGAAAAGAGATTTGATCACTGTTGATGATCCACTATACTATCGATTCGAACACACTTGTAAGGGTGATTCCAGTGATGGTGTACCAAATATTCTAAGCCCTGATAATACATTCGTTGATGGACTTCGCCAAAAGCCAATGCGAGCCAAGAAGATTCAAGAATGGTACGAGAGTAAGGATGATCTTGCATCTGTTATGGATCAAGAAACCCTAAGAAACTTTCAACGCAATCAGAAAGTAATCGACCTATCATTCATTCCAAAGGATGTGACAGATCAGATCGTTGAAGAATACGAAACACAATCAAGTAAAAGAAACAAGGATACTCTGACATATCTCGTCACAAAGAGATGTAATATGCTAATTGAAGCCGTGCAGGATTTCCAAAATAAATAAAATTATGAGTAAACAACAAACCCTAACTGAAATATTTACAAGTATACAAGAGGCAAAGACTAGAGTAGAGCGACAAGATATCTTGAAGCAAAATGATTCTTTTTCACTTCGGACTGTATTACAAATGAACTATGATAGCAGTATTAAACTTGATCTTCCATCAGGCAAGCCACCATTCACGGTGAATGAAGCCCCCGGTGCTAATCTTGATAAGACTATCAAGCTCATTGGATATTGCGTAGTCGGCAGTTCTATATCCAAAATGAAGAAAGAAGCTAGTTTCATTTCTATTCTAGAAAGTGTAGCAGAAGAAGATGCTAATATTATTTGCAAAGCAAAGGATAGAAAGATAGAGAAAGATTTCTCACGCGTATCCGAAAGCCTTGTGAAATCTGTATTTCCTACACTGGTAAAATGAAGG